GTATTTTCACGCCCTTCCAATCGCTGACGAATCCAAAGCTGAACTCGTTGACGATCTTTAGGACGGCTTGCAAAACGAGTCTTGGAGCAACGATAAATGCCTTGTCCACCACGCACTCGTTGATGACGTCGCGCGAGTCGAGCGCGTGCCACTCGCCCTTCGCGCGGACGTACGTGTGGCGAAGATTGTCAGTTGGGTGGATGTGCGCTGCCTTCTCCATGATCACCAGCGCCGGTATCGCCGGAAACTGCGTGGTCTTATACTCCACGCCGAAGAGGTCAAAGTTCTTTGTTTTGGTGGCCATATTAAGCTGAAGGGTTTGCGCTCGCCTTGACGTAAAACGGTATCTCGCGGCTGGTCAAATCGTACTCCAGCGACGATATAACGAAGGTCTGGTTGAGGCTAGGATTCATCTTAGATTCCAGCGTTGCCGCGCCTGCCAGCGTGATATTGGGATCGAAGAGCGTCATGAAGTCAACGCCCCATTCAGTCCACAGCGGCGTGCCAATAAACTCCTTCACAGTCACAACTTGCGCAGTCGAAATTACCTTGTTCACGTCCTTGACGTACAGCACATTGTTGTCGATGAACGCCGCGACGTTGGGCTTGTAGGCATCCTGTATGTTGACCAGAAGCTCTGCGACCAAATGCGTGCTCGCGAACATATTTGAAATCGGAACGCTGTCGCTGGACGTTTCGCAGACGACACTGCTCACTCCCATTTGCTTTCCGGCCCACTGAACATATTCCTTGAATGTTGCCTTGATTGGTGCCGGTTCGGTGATCCAGTTGAGCTTGTTCAGCTGCTGTGAATAGCACTCGATTCGCACTCCGATGTTTGGCGGTCCGTTGAAAGGCGACACGAGCGCCACTTGGCCGCTGAAGATCGTCGTCGCAGTGTTCTTGCCTTGGTCATAATATCCAGCCTGTATCAGTACGTTGATGTAGCTTGCCGTGTATCCTGGTTGACCGGTCTCCAAGTTGCGCTTGTTCCACGCCGTGAACTGCGACAGCAACCTTTCTCGAAGGTTTTGGGACAGGTTGAATACGTCGATGCTGCAGGTGTTCTGGATTGCTAAGGCGTCCTTTCGGATGCGCACGTGCATCTCCAGGGACTGGTCCAGGAGGACCGTTCCATTGGGCATGGCCAGTGAGACGTTAAGAACGCGGGTTCCCAGAGGCATTATCGTTTGATCCCGTTCGAACTGTTCACGAGAAGGTCATTCATCGCCTTCTTGAACTGGTTGTTGACCTCTGCGGCAACCGCCTTCGGATCGGTCGCGCCGTTCACGTTGATGATGATCGGCGTTTCTCCGATGGTACGCGACTGCCCGCCTGGCGCTTGCCGGTTGACGATGTCCGACGAGTACTGCTTCAGCAGGTCCAAGCCGCGTGACTGGTCGCGCAACTCCATCTGCAGCTTTGCATACGTTTGCGCCGGAAGACCAGCAACGGAAAGTTGTTGCTGCAGGCTCGTGATGTTGTTCGAGACACCTGCTTGCATCTGCCGCGCTGCCCAGCCCGCGTCACCTTGCGTCACGCCACCGCGTTGGATTTGGTCGAGCGGAACGTGCAGCCAATCTGCGATAGCCTGCTGAACGGAGCGGGTGCGCATCTTCTCTTTGCTCTCGCCCATACCGCCGACACCGCCACCGTAGTACTTCTGAATCTTGGACAGATAAGCAGGATCGGAATTGCCGTTGTATCCGCGCAGTGCGGCTGACTCGTTGCCCTTGTTGCGCTTCAGGAAGTCTGCGTAAATCCGCGCGCCGACTTCGATGTTGGCCGCAGGGTCCATGACGTCGCGACCAGCGCCGTATGCCTTCCAGTTCCCCTTGGTGACCTGCATCAAGCCGCCAGCGCCCGTTTCGCTGTACTTGCCATTCACGCCGCTCGATTCGGCCATCATAATGGCGTGCACCATCTGCGGGTCCAAACCGTATTTATCCGATGCCGACTTAATCTGCTTCGCGTACGGGTTGCTGTACCAATTACCCGCGCCGCCGCCCGTAAAACCACCAGGGTTGGCTCCGCTCGATCCTGGCAGGCCAGCGGCTTTCCCAATCTCACCGGCCCAAGCTGCCCACGCCTGCTGGATATTGACCGCAGACGAGAACGATTGGACGGCGCTGGCGAACATATTGATTGCGAGCGCCATTTGGTTGGCGGTCTGGATGCCTTGCTTGCTGACGTCATCGAGCTTATTCACAGCCGCGTCGCGCTTGTCCTGTTCGGCCTTGGCGTTCTGCTTTTTGCTGTCCTCTTCGGTCTTTTTGCCCTTCGTCGCGTCCAATCCGAATACGCTCATCAGCCCATCAAGCAGGCCCAGGTTCGTTCCGCCACCCTTCTTGAACGCGTCACCGGTGAACAGGCTGAGCGCGCTGTTCAACAGTCCACCGCGCCAGGCACCGGCCTTCTTTGTATCACCAACGCCGCTGACCGCTTCGATGCGGTCTCCGGTCTGCTTGGCCGTCTTCGGAATTGCATCGGCCAGCGCCTTCATCACTTCGACCAGCTTCGACAGCAGCGGCAAAAGCGGTTCTGCGAGTTCGTTGGATACTTCGGTGAACTTCTCTTTCAGCTGCGCAAGCTGATCGTTGAACTTGGAGAGGCTTTGTTCAGACTGCGTACGTTTCTGAATTTCGTCGCTCGTCATCTCCGTTATTTTGCCAATCTCAGGTCCGAGCTTCTGGACCGTCAACAACCAGTCTTGGCTCATACCGGTCGCCTTGGCAATCCCCTGAACGTCGCCTTTCGACTTGCCCTGCAGGCCTTGTGCCAGCTGGGTCAACTCGTCGTTCAGGCCGGTCGGAGCGCCGCCGCGTGCGCCGACATCAACGCCCAGGTAGTTGCGCATGATCCGCGCCTCACGGCCCAGTCTCGAAGGGTCCGCGTAGGCGGCGTTGGCCATGCCGGAGAATGTCTTAATCCCTTCAGCCGCAGCATCGCGGGTAAGGTATCCGCCAGAGCCTTTAACGAACTTCCGTTGGTACTCTTCCATGCGGATTCCGCTGATGCCCAGCTGCATCCCTTCTGATCGCTGCTGGTTGTACTGCTCGCGGAGATTCATTACCATCTTCACGCCGACTGCGAGCGCGGATACTGCCGCTGCCGCTGCCGCGAATTCCGCGCCCATCACCTTGACGGCAGAAGAGACAGCGGATACGCCTGGAACAAGTCTGCCGAGTTCAGTGGAAACGTCAGATGCAAATTGCTTCGCTTGTCCACCACTCTTCTTCGCAGCTGCGCCAACTCCGCTCATCTTATCATTGAGCTTTTCGAGTCGCGCAATCGAGTCCTTCAGTTCTACGTTGTACTGAAGAACAAATTTGTCCAGATCGTCCGCCATGCGGTGTTACTCCTGAATTTTTTGGAAGGCAGGACCGAGCAACAGTGATACTTCGGCAATGAATGCCGTTGCCATCTCGTTTCCGGCCTTCGCCCAGTAGTGCGGCTGGTCGGCGTGCGTCTTCGGGTCGATGCCGTTTTGCAGCAGAACCTCTTCGAAGACCTTCTGGACGTTCTGCCACGAACCCAGATGATTGTCGATCAGCGCGTCAGTGGCCAGCGGCAACTCGCGGTCGGCAATCAGCACCTTTGCATATGCCAGCACTTCGAGCGTGTAGGCACGGCGCAGTTCTTTATCGGAGCTTGCCGCGAACTCGATGAAACGTTGTTGGATGTCCCAGCCGTCGAGTGCCGGAATTTGGCCAATGGAAACGGTCTTAACCTCTCCACCTGGCATTGAAATTTCGATGTTCATCGTTGTGATAGAAGGAAGTCAAGGACGGCTAATTATGACTTCCTTCTGTGTCCTAACTGACTCAGGCTAGGAATCGAATCCAGGCGGAATTGGGATTGACGCGTTCGCCAAGCAATGGCCTTTGCCAAAGAAAAAGTCAATGACCTTGGCCGCGATCTTTGCCCATTTCGCGCCTTCAATCAGCGCGTTGCCGGTGCGCTCTGACATCGTTTGCGGAAGTTTGCCGCCGAACAGCGCGTTGCCGCATGCGTCCTGTGCAATGGCCATAGATTTGGCGCGCTCTTCGGAGCCGAAGAGCGCCTGGCAGAACATGGCAACAGACAAGACCGGCATGAAGATCGTGCACAACAGCCAGAGAAGGAGAAGTTGGATTCTGCTCATTACGTCACCATTTGATGGATTGAACTTGCTCGATGGTCGTCGCGGCCATCACCTGAGCTTGCAGCTGCTCGTTCTTTGCTTGGCAAGAGAGAATCTGGGCCTTTATGTCTTGGCCAACTTTCTGGATCTGATTTGCCGTGTGGTAGACGTATGACCAATTTCCGTTCACATCAGCGCACCAAAACGGCGTGACCCAAGTCGATACGATGCCCGGAATCAACGACGCGACGACTGAAGAGTTCAGGTTCTGCTGATCGGTCAGCTTGGTCGGATAGGTGCGAGTTTGGCCAGTGGCGCTCGAAGGGAATCCGCCGACTATCTCTGCTTGACAGGCGGCACTGAGGGCCGCGCGCTGATCCGTTTTTGCGTCGTCAAGCGTGTATTGCGGAACAACAGGCGGATTTGGGTCCACGAACTTCGCGCCATCGTAGAGCCATCCGATGTGCGCGAGTCCATCGTGCGCGATTACCGTGGTTCCTTCTGGCCACTCAACAGGCGCAACGCCGTCCCAGAGGACCAGATTGACAACCACTCCATTTTGAATAAGTGCGTATGTGCTCATTATGCGTACTCATAGACGATGATTTTACCAGGCCCGCCCGCAACCCCTGGGATCGCACCGGTGCCACCGCCAGAGCCAGTACCCGCACCGCCCCAACCGGCTCCAGGCATAAGCGCAAAATTCGTAGGCGACGCCAAGATCATCCCCTGGCTAATGATCACCCACGATCCAGTCAAGGTAGGTCCGCTCGAATTCAGAATGTTTCCGCCAGACGCGCTGCCGCCAGAACCAGAGAAGGATGCCGTTGCGCTGGTCGTCTGAGCGCCACTTGACCCGCCGCCGCCGCCTGCCGTGCAACCGCCGAATGTCGTGCTGCCGCCTGCTCCACCAGGAGCGCCGCCGCCAGACACGCCAGCGGCACCCGCTGCGCCGACCGTGTACGAGATGCCAGAGAATCCGCTGGTCATCCTGTGCCGAACGTATCCGCCCGCGCCGCCAGTGCCGGAAACACCAGCTTGTGATGCTGTGTTAGCTGGGAGGCCAGCGGAACCGCCGCCGCCGCCTTGCAGTTCAACGATGATGCTGTTTGTGCCTGCAGTCGGCGTGTACGTTCCACTGCTCGTAAGAACTTGAATGCCAATCAGCCGTCCTGGGATGCCAGTCAACGTTCCGGTCGCGCTCAGATTCGTGAACGCACCAGCGGCAGGCGTTGTTTGTCCAATCGGCGTGTTGTCCAGAGATGGAATCGAGAACGATCCAACCGTCAGCGTGCCGGTGATGTTGGCATTGCCGCCTACGTTAAGCGCGCCGCCTACGCCTACGCCGCCTGCTACAACCAGCGCCCCGGTCGTTTTGGACGTGGAAGCGGTCGCAGAGTTCATCGCGACGTTGCCGCCAACCGTGAGCGCGCCGCTGACGTTCGCCAAGCCACTCGTGTACAGCGCACCGGTGATGCCGACTCCGCCAGCGACTACCAACGCACCGGTAATCGGACTCGTGGAAGCAGTCGCATTGTTGACCGTAGTTACACCGGTTATCGTCGCGGCACCGCCGACATTGATTGCGCCCGCGACGCCAACGCCGCCCGATACGACGAGAGCGCCGGTGGTGGCCGTGGTGCTTGCCGTAGTGTTCGTTACGGACGTTGCGCCCTGCAAGGTACTCGCGCCTGCAACGTTGAGAACGGACCCAACCCAGAGGCTTTTAGCGATGCCCACGCCGCCCGATACTTTCACAGCGCCGGTTGACGTGCTTGTCGAGTCGGTTGCGTTTGTCCAACTGATCGCGCCAGCGGCTGTGATCGTACCGCCCACGTTCAGCGCGCCGCCGATGCCGACTCCGCCAGTGACGACCAGCGCGCCGGTCGTCGTGCTGGACGAGGTTGTGGCGTTGGAAACTGTCGTAATGCCCTGTAGCGTGGCCGCGCCAGCAACGTTGGCAGTCCCGCCAATCCAGACGTTTTGAGCCACGCCTACGCCACCGGCAACAGTCAGCGCGCCAGTGCTGGTGCTGGTGCTCGCCGTGGCATTGGAAACGTTGACTTGGCCGGATTGCGTGACTGTTCCGGATACATTAAGCGCACCGCCGACATACAGGGCACCAGCGACACCGACGCCACCAGCAACGACAAGCGCGCCGGTCGTCGTGGACGTTGAAGCGGTCGTTGCGTTCGCGGCAATCTGCCCTGCCGCTGTGACGCCACCGGCGACGCCTACGGAACCGCCAACGTTCACGCTGCCGGCAATCCCTGCCCCGCCCGCTACAACCAGCGCGCCGGTCGTCGTGGAAGTGGAAGCGGTCGTTGCGGTCGTCGTGATCGCGCCGCCTGCCGTGATGGACATGCCGACTTGAAGGCTCTTCGCGATCCCTGCCCCGCCAGCGACGGTAAGCGCGCCGGTTCCGGGTGATGTTGAATCGGTCCCGCCCGTCACATAGACGAACGTGACGCCCTGAATCGTACCGCCAGTGATCGCAACGTTGCTGTTGTCTGCCTTTTCGGCAAACGACGCGTTCAGATCATCGGCTTTGAGTACCTCGCCTGCTGTGTAGTCGCTCACGATAGTCTGCTGGAATCAAGAATGAATGAGCCGCCCAGGTTGTCGATCAACGCGCCGTTGGCCGGTACTGTCGGAATGTATGCCGCGCTCTTGACTGCTTGGACCAGCGTCGCCAGCGGCACGACTGTCGGAGGCGTCTGGATGCTTACTCCGTACACCGAACTATCTGCGGCCTGTTCCGGTGCGTATCCGGAGTTGGCTGGCGGTTGCGCCTGCTCGAAGACCATGATGACGCGCGACGCCGATATCATTTCCCCTGTTTGCTCTACGTCCAAATGACTGAGGACGAGGTATGAGGTGATAATCGACTTGGTGTTAATGGATATTGTAACGGTCGTGTCCATGAACGTCGCAATGACGTTCTCCAGCGTCGAGATGTCCGCGCAAAGAGCCGTAACCCGAAGGCGCGACGGCTCGATGATCTTGATTGCCTGAATGTCCTGTTCAAGAATCGTTTGATACGTTTCGGTGTCCGAAACCTGCTGGTTGGATATCGGCATTTCGGTGTTGGCGCTGGAGGATGAAACCTCAACGTCAACGATCCCCAGCTTGCTCCAGATAGTCGCGCCGGTATTCTCGTTCGTCGCAACGAACTTGGGCTTGCTGGTGAGAGTCGAAAGGATGGACTGGGGCATATCAGAGTCCCAGTTGGCTGACTACGTTCGCCGCAAAGGTTTGCACGCTGACCTTGGCGGCGTTGACCTGCTGGATGCCCTTGTCCATCAGCGACGAGTCTGCCGCCTGCTCAACAGAGGGCGGATTGGATCCATTTTGCGTCAGAATCTGCTTGAATGACATGCGCACCGGGTTCGCGCTGATGACGTCAGGCGTCTGCTTCACCTGCTCTTCGTCCGCCATCATATTCGTCAGCACCAAGCCGCGCGACGTGATAGTGTACACGCCAGAGCGGTCCATCATCGCAGAGTTAATCATTGCCAAGTCATCCAGCGTCGCGCAGAAAACTTCAATCTCAACTATCGGAGACATGACGACGCGCGCATCAACGATGTTATTTCCGTCCTCTCGCATATGCCGCATGACGCGCGAGCGATAGCGGAACCGAACGCGCGAAACCTTCAGGCTTTGCGCGATGTTGAGGCCGGTCAAGCTGCTCACGATAGTCAGAGCGGGCTTGGACAGCAGACTGGATAGAATGCTGGCTGCCATGACTATAGAAGCGCCAGACCAGCGCGCAGAACGGTTGTGGCCAACTCTTTGAAGCTCTGTGCACCCGCGAACGTTCCGAAGGCAAAATGATAAACGTTGCCCTTCTTCCGTCCGGCAGATGTTAAGCTGTCCGCTATAGCGCCGCTGAGCATCAAGCCGTCGCTCAACAGGACGCGCCCGCCGTCCGGATACGATATGACCATTGACGTGGTATCAGGAAGCGGGAGAAGCTGCGGCGACGATTTGCGCGCCTGCAGCAATATCTTCAGGTTTATGTCGTCGTCAGTGTTTGCGTTGACGCCGATGGACAAGAGCACAGGCGAGGTCTTGTCAAACGTGAAAATACTGCCGTCATAAAGTTTTTCGAAGCCGCTGACTTCAAGTTGCTCGATAGTCAGCGGGTCTTCATCATCAGCAAATGACGTGACCTGAAACCCCACCGGAAAGCTGGCTGTGCTTACGATGGTAATTCCAGTGCCGAATCCGCTGATGTCGATCATTTAGGCGTCCGTATGTTCCGTGCTCGCGTCGGTGATGGCTTGCTCTGCCGCTTCGGCTTCGAGTTCCGCTGCCGTCTTGTGCTGGACTACCGGCTCAGGCGGTGCGCCGGTCGAAATGGCGTGCGCTCCTAGTGCCGCGACGCTGGGCGCGAAGGAAGGCGAAGCAACCGGCGCGCTGGGTGCAGGCGCGTGAATGGTGATAACGCCGTGGGCAGACTGGTTGGCGGGCATCGTCTTATCCTTGAATGGTTGTTGGTCCGTATATCGTGTGAACTCGCGCGACGTAGCTGAAGTCTTCGCCGCTGATCGTGATAGTCAGCGATTCGATGCTCAGAACGTCTGGGCATTCCAGAATGTTCTTTGCTATGGACGCTCGCGCTGCATCGTAATCCGGCTGCGGCGTGAAGACCGTGCCGAAGTAATCCACGCCGTCAGACGTGTTGTACTGGTTCTCGCCCAGGCGCATCTGGCCCTTCTGGGTAAGGTTCTGCTCGCACGCCACGATCCCAGAGATGAGGCTTAGGTTGCGCCCGTCTGGCAGATACAGGTCGTTGTTCTCGTTGCAGGCGAAGGTCTGCGTGGCCATCAGATGACTCCCTGCTGCAGCGCGTCCAGGAACTCTGCCAACTCGTCCTGCGGCATGTAGTACAGGTTGCAGGAGTTGCCGAAGTTCGTCCAGTCAGCGTCCGAATCAAAGCAGAAGTTGCCGAGATTCGGAGCGTACATATAGCTGTACTGCATCAGTGGAATCCCACCAAAGCATCGCACTCCATCAACGATCTTTACACCGTTTTTGGAGATGTCCGCGCACATGTGGCTGACGGCCTGGTAGACGTGAACCGTCCACAAGACGCCATCCGCATTAAACGAAACGGACTGATTTGCGACCGGCGACAGCGGGATTGCCAGCATGGTACGTTAGCTGCCCGAAGTCGGATTTTGGCGCGATACTTGGGCGAACTTGAACGCGTAGCGCTTGGACTTCGCGCGGCCAGCCGCTGAGCCTGACTGGACTGCCGGTGCGACGACCAACTTGCCCTCGCTGCAGGTCACCTTCATGCCGTTCGGATAGCAGAAGACGATGCCGATTTGATCGCGCGCCGACGACTTGCCCTTGGCGACGCGGTTGGCGTCCATAAGCGCGGTCAGGTTCAGGTCGTCCTGCGATTGCGGGATGACGTTCATCACAATCTCGATCAGCTGCGGGCGCGACCACGTGATTGCATCGCCGTTCGGACCCATCGACATATCTGCGATGTCCAAGTCAGGCGAGTCGAGCGGGTCT